TTATAGTTTATTCGCATTTAATCGACGTTGTAATTCTCTCACAGAATCAGAAACTGGGCTAATCGTTCCATCTTGTGTTGTTCCAAGATGTTTTTGTAGTGCTTTAATTGTTCCTTGACCAAAAAGTCCATCTTGGCCAACTCCTAAAAATCTTTGCAATGCTTTGACCACGTTAGAACCTGTCAGTGATGAGTCGAACTGAGCCGCATAAATATTTTGGTTAAAAGTTTGCTTATATTGATGACTGATTACTCCGTCTTTACCAGCGGTATCAAAGTATTCTTGCAATCGTTTAGCAGTCGCATTACCGAACTGGCCATCAACGTTTAATATAACCATTTGTGGCTTGTTGTCAGTATTTCCTGAACCTGAGCCAACGATTCGATAAAAGTGATGTGGCAATCGAGTACTCATGTATGCATCATTCGTATCAACCGCAATTCCATTGTGAGTGTAAGAGCAGTGAATGAATGAGCCATTGCTCAAAAAGATACCCGTATGTCCATCTGAACCAGCCGAACCGCCTGGAGTGCCTGAGATGAAGATATCCCCACGTTGCACTTCTCCACGACTGATTTCTTTCAGTTTTGTGCCAGACATTCCAAACAAGGTTTCAGTATTTCCCATTGAACCAGCTGACAGAAAGCCACCAGCAATCATGGCAAAGAATACTGACGAGCTGCAATCATAAGAGTTCGGCCCCATTCGTGAGGTCATTGAGTAAGTGACTTTACCTTTACGAGCTTGCATCCAAGCAATCATATTTTCAATACTTGACATTATTCGCCTCCTTCTGTGAATTCATGGTCAGAATCAGAAGCTTTAACCACTTGAACACTATCCCCATTTTTCAAACTTTTTGTCAGTTCAGTCCCTTTTTTAGCTGCATGAGTGAAGTCATTATTCTTCCACCAAGCCCAAAGTGCAAAAACTGTTGTGATAACTGTGCTGACAGTATTATCGTCAAGTGGCAATGGATTAATACCCAATGCTGTTAGAATTTGGTTAATGATAGCTAACCAGAGTAAGAGTGTACGTGTAAGCGTGCCTTTATCAATTGTTTTCATGTTCTTTCTCCTTTTAAAGTATTTTAGTAATTATATATCCAATAACAGTTACGGCAAGAGTAAGCATAAAGCCCCAAGCCCACTTATTATTGGCTTCCATTTTTTCTATAAGTTTTGCATTTGATTGGGCTATTAAAAGCGCTCGTTCTGCTTTATCTCTAACTGTTTCATAGTTATCTAACTTTGTTTCAATTCGAGCTAATCGTTCGAGCACTTCTCGCCATGCTTGCTCCTCCATAACCCCTGCTTTCTAATTTTTACTTGCTCCACTACTTATTTCTTTGGACTTATCCAAAATTTGATTGAAAAATTCTGTTAGTTCAATCCTTTGGGTTTCCTCACTGAAAAATTCATTTGCGTTAAAAACAGTTACTTCCAATTTGAAAGACCCATCTTCATTAACATTTCCTTTAATATTACCTGTTGGAACATCAGCTGTTCCAGTTTCACCACCACTAAAATGAGCATAAAAATACCCCCTATCCGCTCGGATGGAGTTTTACGGCAAGAACCTAACATAGTTAATCACATAATCGCCTGCGGTCAATGCCACGCCTTTTTTTGTGGTAATTGTAACTTCAAAATGATTGTAAAAATTAGCGACACTAACGATTAAATCCGTATACTGCGAGTTAGCCATTACAACAGGAATATAATCTACCGACCAATTATTATAATCTTTATAAACAACCGCCTTCATAACGGACAACGGAGAACCCGATACGGTTACGGTAGTCGCACCAACACTAATTTTTTCATAGTTCTTCTGCAAAATAAGAGGGTTGCGGATATAAATTTCCGGTGCAACATCCATCGCTTTAATTGCCACATACAAGCGATATACACCAGTAAAGTTACCCATCACATGATTGGTCACATAGTTGGCTTCGGTTGAATTGATGTTTAATGTGGCTGTTTTGGTAGCTACTGCCGTGTTTGCACTATCGTATAAAATAGCGTTCACACTTCCTTGACAACCTTTAATGATTGCGTCAAAGACTATTTTAATCGTTGTAACTCCTGTCAACTCAATCGGGCAGTCACATAATACAATGTCGGTATACTTCATGTATGACTTTGGCGCATGCGTGATATACGATTTTCCGCCATAAAATGCCCCTGCGTTGTTAGGATTGTGAACGTTAAATTTTTCGCTGTCCTGCGCCAAATTCACACCAACCGTCAACGGCTCAAATTTGTTGTCTGTCCGCCCTACATAGCCACCCCTAGCATATTTGACAAAGGCTTTTGCCATCAAGGTATTTCCTGCTGCTACCGGATGGAGTTTGTCAGCAGCGTTTAATAAGGTGGTGTAGTTAAACTCATTGATTCCACTACAGGTGTGTAGGTCAATGACTTTTGTGCCTAATCTTCCTGCAGTGCCTTTGATTGTATCGGCATATACGGATAATGGCAAGTTGAGTGTATTTAAAAACTTGTCTGCACGATAAATCGGAGTGGTAAAGATAATCTCCATGTTAGGGTTTTTAGATTGTAATTTATTTACAACCTCTTTCATCGCTCCAGCAACCGTCAAATTGCTTACTACATCGGCAGTGCCGGAATTTACGTTAAACCCAAAATCATTTGTACCATACGAGATAAAACAAATATCAATCGTTGCAAAGTCAATCGCTTTTAATGTATTCAGGTGCGCTAAAAATCCGCCCAATGTCGTTGTCGCCAAAGTCGTTTGAGCGGTAAAATCATTTGCTAAAACCGCAGTAGCTAAGGCATGCATGGAGAATTTGTCATATCCACCTCCAATGGTGTCCGTTGGTGTCATGGTACAACCGCCAAAGCCAACATTATAGACCTCTGTCGCTCCTGATAAAGTTTTAATCTCGGATGGAATTGTGCCTAGGTCGATAATACTATCGCCAAACATAACGATTTTTTTATTTTTCAATGGATTGAGGTCTAAAACTTCCGCAAGTAACCGTCCTCCTGGATCAATTGATTCAAGGATTTCACGGTTTGCTTCCACAAACTGTTCCCAACTCTTTTTTCCATCCTTAATGTACTGGTTAAAAATTCGATAAAGCTCTTTAAAAGTCCACCAGTAATTAGAGTCTTTGAATGGTTGAGAATAAATAGATTTCTCCACAATATAATGAAATGAACGTGTCGAAAATTGCTCAATCCACCGCCCGCCTTCTTGTTTTCTAAAGCTAAAATAAGCTTCATTTCGTCCAACCATTTGAAGCGCATTGTCACTGGCAATATAATTCAATGTTCCATTTTTGGCATCAAAGGAGACAACACTTTCTTCTGATAATCCTTGACCTGTAGTTTCTTGTGCCATTAAACAAAAGAACGGTTGCAGTCCCTCAAAACTCTTGGGCTGACCGTTCTCTACAATTTGTGCAACAATGGCTTGACTATTGACATCCGCATGTCTTAGCTTAACAATGCCAATATTGTTATTAGGCTCTGTGGTGGATAGTGTTATAAAATGTTCTGTCATAATAGACCCTTTCTAAAATTTGATATAATCCCTTGGATTCTTAAAGTGAGCGCTTGATGATGGCCAATATTGGTCCATAAATTGGAAGTGCAAATGTGGTCCAGTGACCGGACCAGTCGCTCCCATAAGTCCAATTTGTTGGCCCTTTTTAACATTTTGACCCACAGAAACATCGATTCTGCTTTGATGTGCGTACCCTGTATAAAGTCCATCCGCATGCTTGATGACCGTGTAATTTCCATACCAGTTATAATAATTACTTCCCGCTTGGACCACTTGACCATCGTTTGAAGCTAAGATTGGAGTTGTTGGATTGCCATTAACCAAGTCCATAGCATTGTGAAATTCTTGCGCTCCGGTGATTGGACTCGTTCTCCAACCCATTTCACTTGTTACGGTAATAGGACTTGAAATTGGAGCAATATAACCTCCGCCACCGCTTGGGATTCCAAGATTAACAAATTTGTTATACCATTCTTGGGCCCAAGTGCTACGTTCAGGGTGTCCGTTTAAGGGACGTTCAAAGTTAGCTACAAAAGCTTGCGTTGCAGTATTGATATTGGTCAATGTCATGAATTGAGTCCAAGAATAAGGATAAGAGCTTGTCGCAATCCATTGGCCATTTGGTGAATGCCACATCAAGAGCTTGAATTGGGCTGTGATTGTGTCAGGATTGTCAGTCACTCCTGCTCGTGTCATGAGATTAATCATATAAACACGTCCAGAGCTAGCGCCTGAACTATCCGTCCATTGCCAAACACCATAACCGAAACCAGGACGTCCGCCGCCCTCATCAGCCGTTGGATTGGCATCAGATTCACCCTGCGCATTCCCAAGTAAAGCAGCTGCAGCTTGTTTAGAGAAACCAGCTCCAATCGCCATTGCCCAAATTTGCCAGTAGCGTTTATCACGATCACTTGTGACTTCTGGTGGGTATTGACCATTCCAGCCTGTATCTCCGCCTCCTGTATTTCCTCCACCATTAGTATCAATTTTTGTTCCGTTGACATAGAGTTCTTTGGTATTAGTTTTACCGCTAATTGTTAAATTTCCATCAACTTTTACTTCTCCATAAAGATTTAATTTGCGATTTTCGGCCGTACTGTCTTTTGGAATTTCTAAAACATTTAAAAGCGCTCCGTTGTTTCCCTTTGATGACAAGGCGAAAGAATAACCATGATTTTGAATTGCATTAATCCCTTGGAGTTGTCCGCCTGCATAAGTTGGCGCAAAAGCAAACATCTCATTTTCGGACGACCCATTTCTTTTAATAAAACGAATTTTCCCTTGGTCAAGTTCAATAATGAAGTCATTATTAACTGAACGTATTTTAATACCAGATAAAACACCAGCTTTTATTAAATCGGCATTAATAGTTCCTGTTTTTATTAAATCGGCATTAAAAGTTCCTGTTTTTATTAAATCGGCATTAAAAGTTCCTGCCCTGATAAAATCTGCCACAAATACACCATCAAGTGTCCATGCAGTATTAAATGGCCCTTTCCAACCATTAGAGCTAAACCCAATACCACTCTTATTAATTCGTAAGACCTGTTTTGAATCTTCCAAAGTCGTTCCATTAACAAAAAACAAATCAGTTGGACGTTCCTTTGGATGCCAAATAACATTTCCGCCATCATTACCACTGATAATTTTCGTAACATAATCAGTAAATACACTACTATATTGTTTTGTGGGTACTTTTTTCATAACCTCAGTAAACTGATTTTGTTGTTCTTCAAAAAATGTAAACTTAGGGTCTCCTGCTTCTATGGATTCAATTTGCTCAAGTAATCCATCATAAACTACTTTATTTACAGTCATTTCAAGATTAATATTATATCGCTCATGAAAAACAGTAAAAGAATCAAAAATGCCAAGCTGTCTAAAGTTCTTGAACTTGGCCTGGTTATCTAATTTTCTAATATTAACTTCAGCACTGACTTTGGGTTTGTCAACTCCTGCATTCATTGAAGTAAAATATTTACTGGCAACTTTATTTAATGTTACAGTATCAGTTGCCCCTTGATCTTCCGTAAATTGGATATGCCGAGCATAAACTTCGCCATCATAATTTCCAATATATTGTGAATCCACTTTATTACCATAGATACGCTCAGTCTTTCCATCAGTATTTTGAACATCAGCGTAAGGAAATATACGAGTAACTAATCCATCCCAATTTAGCTCAAGTTTGAATCCCTCGAGGTTTTTTCGATAGCGTATTGTTGTAACATTATCTTTACCCCGTCTTTTTAGTAAAGAAATTCTATTAGGTTCATGTTTAATTTCACCGCCATAACGCTGATTTAGTGAGCCATCGATTCCTTTAATACACTCAAGTGGATTAGATACTTCAAAACTTGTCGATGAAATCGTAGTAATATCAGAAAACATCTTAATATCACTTTCTAAATCCATTCCATCATGCAAGAGTGCCATGGCTTGAATTCCAGTTTGATTATCAATCACAACATTTTTAACTGTCCGATTTCCTAATTTCATCGTCCGAGATTTAGCAGTAACGTATAAAAGACCAGTGGCCATATCTTTATAATGCGTATAAATATAAAAAACGTGATAACTATCCAAATCATTTGGCTTACATTTGATTTGATAATTCACATCCTCTAAATATTCACTATATTTTGTTGTTATCGGAAAAGTTAATTCAGCAATATAAGAGCCGTTAGCTTCTTCAGTAACTTTTAAAGAACGGCAATCTGCAAGCGTAGCAATTCCGCCATTATTTTCAAAATCGGTAGCCTTAGGCTCATATAAAATTGGTTTCATATCTTCGTTTGCCACCTCGGTTCTATTTCTATTTTTAAAACCTTTCCATTCCATGAAATTTGATTCATTCCAGAATCTAAGTAGGGAAAATTTTGACTTCCTACAAAATTATCGTGTAAATTAATCAACTCACCATTGTTTTCTTTATAAACCTCCATTACATCCTCGTTGGAATCAATAATAATCGTGTTTTCAATGTTTTTTAACTTCGTCTCACGATTATTAATAAAAATAGAGATATTACCTTGACCATAAACTTTAATTAACGGATAGCTTTCATAACGTTCTGGATTATAAAGTTGCTGAGGTTTATTGAACTCAATTGCTCTTTCTCCCCCAACTCGATACTTGAAAGGTGCAAAGCTGACATCAAAAGTAAAAGGAACACCTCTCATACCTGAGATGTTCCCTGAAAAAGTAGGATTATTGATAACTACCGCTTTATAGATATACCTAGGGTCATAATATGGAATAAAATCAACATATTCTCCTCTAGTATCTAACGCACTTGTAATTAAATCTTCGACAAACTGGATTGAATGCATATCTGGTGAAACATAGAAACATTCCAGAGTATGTTCTACATTAGTATAATAACCCTTGTCAGTAATCACGAGTTTATTTACTCCGCTTACCTCATCAAGCGTTATCATTCGTTGAGCTTTCTTTTTTTCTGGAGGCTTAGTTAAAAACATCTGAAATTCTTCGCTCCAATGATTACCAATTTTAAACCAACCATCTAGCATCTATCCAAGTCCTTTCTGCTTATTTAATTCTCCCAATTTATACATCATATATTCTGCCATTTGGTCCATTGTCTCTTTAGGCATTGCTCCATAAGCAGTAAAGTGAAGGTGAATCTCATCACCTCCCGCATTCCCCATCTGATTGGCGACCGCTTTCTCAACATATCCCATTAAATCACTCAAGGGTGCGACTGCTTCTTTTCCAGCTTCTCCACCTACCATCAGTGAATTACCGTTTTGGCCAAACACAGTTGGTTTAGTTAAAATCCCACCTTTAGCGAACCAATCTACTCCTATCTTAGGAAGTTTTCCTTTCAAAGGGTTGAATGTTCCTGAAAACGAAAAGTGTGGCATAGGGATATGTGGGATTTCTATTTTAGGGAACTTGAGTTTTAGAAACTTAAATAAATTCTTAATAGCATTAACCTTATCATCGAATGAACCAAACATGAAAGCCGAAATTGTTTTTATAGATTGTTCAAGCCACTTGAAAGCACCATCGACTGGGCTACTAAATTGTCCCCAAAAATCACTCCACCATTTTTTCAGCCCGTCCCATTTATCGCTAAACCAGTCGGTGATTGCTCCCCAGTTTTTTACAGCTATTACAACTAAAGCAATTATTGCAATTACCGCGGCTACGATAGCAATTATTGGTAGTAGCGAGGTAGATAATGCACCAAATCCAATAGCTGCTCCTCCCGCTTCTGCTCCTGTGATACCTAAAACTGCCCCTAACGCAGGCAATCCAACCGCCATAGAAGCAATAATAGGCATCAAGGCTGTGAACGCAATAATCAATCCACCTATCACCACTAAAATTGTTTTAATAGGTCCAGGCAAACTACCAAATGCTTGCCCTAAAAATTTTAGTAAAGGAACAAGTAAATCTAATAGTGGCTTTAACCCTGTAGCGATTGCAGCTCCAAACTCTGACATAGCAACTTTAGCTTGTTGTGATGCTATTTGTTGTTCATCAATATCATCAACTGTTTTATTAAACGTATCAGAGATAGTTCCATTACTTTTCTTAGCAACGTCTCCTAGCTCTGATAAGTTGAAAGCCCCCCTTTGAATAGCATCAACCATTCGAGAGGCTCCCTTTGTTCCAAAGATAGTAGCAGCTTCTGTAAGAGCTTCCTGTTTAGTTTTGGCATTCTTGATTTTTTCAATCGTTTCGCCCAAACCTTCCGATAGCGACTTATTACCTTTTGCATATATGATGCTAGCTTTTGATAAGCTAGACAAAGCTGCATCGCCATCAACACCGGCCTTACTAAATTGTCCTAATAATTCTGTTCCTTGAGAAAAATTCAGTCCCAAATCTTTAATTTGCGGCGCACCTTTTACAGCAGAATCAAACAAAGAGTCTACAGCAACACCTGTTCGTTGACTGGTTGCCGTTACGCTATCTAATACTGTGCTAAAGTCTTTATTTGATAATCCATAAGCTTCAATGGCACTTTTAGCTGATTCAATAGAAGTTTTTACATCAGTATCATTAATATTTGCATATTGTAAAGCAAGTTTTGAATTTTTTTCTAGAGTGTCACCAGACATATCAAATTGAGCGCTCAGTGTACCTAAAGCAGAACCAACATCTTCGAAGCTATCAACTGCCATTGAAGAAATGATATTATCAAACTGAGTTTTAAATTCATCAGAAGCCTTTCCGGTGGTGGTTGTAATTTTATCCATCCCCTCATCGACATCTGAGAATGCTTCTTGTGCACTTCCTGAAAACTCTTTAAGTTTGTCGCCTACAACAGACAAATGGTCGGCAGCTTCCATAAGAACCCCACCTTTGACAGCTTCTCCTACATCTTCAACCGATTGACCCAATTCATCAAACTTACCTCCAAGCCCTTTTGTTGCATTTCCAGCTTCTCCACTACTTGATTCTACATCCTTTAAAGATTGCTTATAGTGGTCTAAACGCCCTTCGGTTGCGACTACTTCACGTTGAAAGGCACGATATTGTTCTTCCCCAATATCACCGCTCTTAAATTGACGCTCTACATCTGCTTGTGCGCCTTTGAGCCCATCAAGTTTTTTTGTAGTTAATTCAACTTGTTTAGAAAGTAATTGTTGCTTTTGAGCGACTAATTCAACATTGCTTGGATTCAATTTTAAAAGACGTTCTACATCACGAAGTTCGCTATTGACTGAATTAGATTGTTTGCCAATATCTTTCAATCCATTCGTGACACCAGTTGTATCAGCCCCAATTGCAATAGTAATCCCGCTTATTTTTTTAGCCATTTTTTACTCCTTTCTAGAACGAATCGAAATCATCTTGTGTTGCCTTACGTTTATTCTCTTTATCAGGGTTATTGAAATCAACCCACTCTTGAATAAAGTCTAAACAATCCCCAATATCCATTACTTGCATATCTTCACTTGATAAGCCAACTTGCTTACAAAGCAAAAGGAACGACTCGACAGTGAATACTTCATCACTGGCTGTCGCTCCTGAATCTACTTTTTTTTAGATTTGATGGAATGTGCAATCAAATCTTGCAATTCACTGGTAAAGTCTTCAATTGGCAAACTTTCCAAACTATCTAACCAATCCAAAGGAGCTGGAATTGAATGGTCCGCTGTTTTGGCATAAATCCAAACAAAATTATAAAGAAGCGTCAAGTCAAGCATTGACAACTGTTCCCAAGAAACATTATCAAAATTAAATTCTTCCTCTGTTCCTGTTTCCAAAGCTTTTGCAAGTTTCATCAAGTCCGCAAAATAATCGGTATGAAACTGCATTTTATAACGCAATGGAGTAGCTGCATTTGAAGCCAAACGAATCTTAATCTCTCCAATTTCAATTGTTTTTTCCATTTTATCTCCCTAATCGTGTCTAGTTGTAGTTGTTGTAGTGGTAGTCGTTTTTGAATTTTTATCATAAACGGAATTGAACCACGCATCATAAACTGTAGGCTCTGTATCTGGACGAGTTTTTGTTTTAACTGCTTTATCAGACGGACGAGGGCTTGCTGAAAATGAAAGCTCCGTTGTATTTGGATCACCTTTATCAATTGTTGACGAACCGACACTAGGACGACTTGCTGAACAATTATACAAAACATGTCGAGTTGCTTTTTTATCCCCTTCAAATTGGAACATTAAAGCAAAAGGAGAAGTTTCTGCATTAGAATACTCTGTTTGAACTCCACCTTCAACAACTTCTCCTAAAATTTTGGTCGCAAATTCTTCAGGAACAAGGGCTGTAGTGAGTTTACCATCATATCCTTGGTTATTACCGCTGATATAGTAATCAATATTATCAGCTTTAAATTTAATCAAATCACCACTAGCTTCTAAAGAAAGCTCAACCGCTCCTGGCCATCTAATCGGTTTTTCATAAGTGGTTGCTCCACTTAGTAAATCTGTTGTTGCTCTTGCATAATAGACATTTTCAAGACCAAATTCAACTTTATTTTTTTCTTGTTGTCCTGACATTTTTAATCCTCCATTGATTAAATATTAATTTCATAAGCTCGAAGATACATATTTTCACTATCAAGGTAGCTTTCGTATATCTCATAAACGATTTTATTATCGTCTAATAGTTTCTCAAGCTTTTGCTCTTCTCGCTCATTCTTTAAGTTTGAATATAACTCAATCGTTATATCCTTATTTTTGGCATAAATTTGGTTATCGGCTTTAAATCCAATTTCTTCATCAACATAGTAAAGAATATAGGGTAAAGGTGGGGCTTGCCCAACTGCCCATAACCTGTAGCCAACTTTGAGACCTGTTTGGTCGAGAATTACTTTTAATTCTTCTAACGTCATTGACTCAACCTCTTTTCTACCCTGCTGATATAATTAGACACAAGTTCTTCTTCAACTGGTGCAATATGGACTTTCGGGGATACTCGACCACCCTTTCTTTTAGCGTGCCCTTTTTCCAAGACGTGCGTTAAACGAGAGGTAGGACTTTTTTGGTAAATTACTTGGTCTCCATTTTTTAATTTTTGAGAAGTCCAATTTTTTGCATAATCTCCTGTTCGCTTGGGACTGCTTTCCCTAAGTTGTTTGACACCATTTTTAGTTATATCCTTCTTGATATCATCGATATCGTCTACAACATCTTTAGTCCAATTACGAACTTCACTTTCAATGGTTTTAGCTAAATCATCTATTGAAATTTTATTGGCCATTAGAATCACCGACTTTCAAACGGCAAACTAATTCGAGTTCTTCATTACTTGTCTTATAATGTCGAACCACTGTTAATAGTAACCCCTGATATAACAATGTTTGCTCATTATTATATTCAAAAGGGTGAATAACTAGAGTATGCGTGACCTCTATTCCTGATTGACCAGCTTGGTAAAATTCCGCTCGATTCATTGGTTTTTCATAACCAAGAACGATATTTTTTTTAGTTTTAGGGATTTGTTGCCCTAAACTATCCTCATCATATCCATCAGGAGTCAACAAAGTTATCTCTTCATCCCACATCATTTTTACCTCGATATTTAATGATTAAATTCCGTAAACGATATTCAAGATTACGATGCATTGTTTCACCGCCTTGGTGTTTATATCTAAAAGCTGCTAAATCTACAATAAACATCACTTGTTCATCGCTTTTTGGTTCTAGCACAATTCCTTTATTATCTTTGAGTTCTGTAATAACTGATTTTATAATCACTTTTAGAAGCTCATCTCTAACTGCAGAACGATATCCCAAAACGGCTTTAACAAGGTTCAAAATACTATCTTCATCCATAATTTGCCTCCTTCACGATTTGAACATAGCGATCAGATACCTTACCGGATTCTTGATTTAAAGCTTCAAGTGGCGGGGTATCAAGATATATTCCTTTGAAAAACAAGTCCATATCCTCAGTTACCCCAGCATTATGAATAATCTTTTTGTTTCCTAGTTCATCATCAGTTGACCAAGCAAAATCTAATTTCTTGCTTACTTTTGGTGTGATTCCATAATGATACATTGTCCAAAGTTGGGCCCACATTTCGGCCGTCCATTTTTGTAAAGTTGTTTCAAGTGGTTCAATTGCTCTATAAAGAACAATAGAATTAACATAAACATCATGCCAATATCCAACTCTAGGATTTTTAATTACCCATTGGGCACCTCCTGAGTTATTTTGAATAGATTCTAACCATTCGATTGGCACTTTTATCGCATCTGTCATTACTTCAAGCGTTCGAGATGAATTAGTGACAGATTTAATATAATCTAGTCCAATGTAACCAATAGTGTCTGAGCAATACCATCTACTTTTTGTAACTGGAACTTTAAACGCTTCTAAATCGAGAATAACAGTATCAGAATCAAGATAAACATAGGTTTCATTCTCTCTTTCAGAATCTTCACTTAAATATCTATAAAATAAATAAGGTTTAATACTTGGGATATAAGACTTATCAAATCTATCATCTTCATATGAATAGACTTTACAATCATTAAATTCCATTAATACAGAATCATCTTCTTTAGCAAATAAAAGGATAATGTCTTTTTTATCCACCCCCAATTTAGACAAACTATTAATCACAGTATGCAATTCCCAAGCAAATCTTTTTTTAGCTGGTTGTGCAAATAAAAATTTCATTATCCTATCCTATTTTTAATCGTGTCTAGTTGTAGTTGTTGTAGTTTTATCATTTTAACCAATGGTAAACGTTACATAGAAACCAGCTTTTTTATCGGTTGCTTTGACATCATAACGAATGATGCCAGCTAGTAATTGACCATAGATATTGTTATCTACCCATGCAACTGAAACTTGCTTACGGTCAAAGAATGAAGCGAATGCCTTGGCATCTCCAATAAATCCAACAATATTTCCAACAGATTTACCAATCACATCATCATCGAGTACAACAACTTCTTTTCCAAGCAATTGTTTACCACTTGCTGCTGTGATTGAATCTTGAAGAAGGTAGCGACCATTTTTATCTTTGAGTTTATCTAATTCTGAATACATTGAAGCTGAGATAAATAATTTTACATCATATACTTTCTTGATTTCTTTATTAATCAAGTCTTTCAAGCCGTCTACACCAACTACTGATTTAGCAGTCGCTGTCTTAAGAACTGCTGCAATATCAGCATTTTTAGTGTTCAACGATTGGTCTTGAATTTCGTCTGCAATCAATCCTGTTACGTCGTAGCTTGCATCATCAATCATTTCTTGCGAAATTGGAATATATCCACGACGAGTGGCAACAGAGTAATCAATTTCAACCATTTTTGGGTTTGCAAGTTTTGGATTTTTTTCTAGTTCTTGAACAGTTGCCATTTTAGAACCTGATTTAGAAATCACTGGGAATTTACCACTTCCTGAATTAACGGGTACTGAACGAACATATTTTGAAAGGTCAACAATATCTTCTGGTTCAATCTGTGGTTGCAAGAGTTCTTGCGGAATCAAAGCCCCGCCTTCAACAGAAGTAAAACCATCACGTTTTTCAGCGCCTTTAGATTTAACAAATGCATTGATTGCTGAGCGTTTTTCAGCTAATTCTTCTTCAGTCACTTTAAATTTTTTCATTTTTCGTTCTTCTCCATCTTTAGGTTTTTGGTCAGTAGGATCAGCAGCTTTAGCTAATTCATCTTCAAGGTCTTGTTTTTCTTTTTGCAATTTTGCAATTTTTTCATCTAAATCTTTGACTTGTTTTTCTAAGTCATCGGCTGAATCACTGACAGTTGAAATTTCTTCATCTGTCTTGGCTTCTTCCAACGCTCGTTCCAAGTCATTTTCTTGTTTTTCTAGGTCAGAACGTTGAGAAAGTAATTTATCAATTTCACTTGAACGTTCTTTGATTTGTTTATTCAAAATAAGTTGTTTTAAGGCCATTTAATTTTTCCTCCAATTTGGATTTTTTAGCGAGAAGTTCTCGTTTTTCCATATTTTCTATTTGTTTGCTACGTGCTTCTACTGCTGTGTCAGCATACGCTGGGAATGTCACAACTGAAACTTCAAATAATTCAATTGCTTTAATCGTGAACTTGTAAGAACCATCATCACGAGTTTCCATTGCTTCATCAAGAATACTGAAACCGAATGAACACTGGTCAACATCCCCACGCTGAACACGAGAATATAAATTCATTGCTTCAGTATCGTTCTCATTGACTTTTATTTCTCCATAGACACCTTTCGCATCAACAGAAAGTGTCAATGTTCCAGACTTCGTCCGCCCTAGAACTTTTGAAGTCTCATGGTCAATTAAGGCCCGAACATCCGATAAATCAACATTGTCAAAACTTTCTGGGGCGATTTCTTCAAAGCAGCCTTCGTAAAGTTCTGTTTCTGAATTAAAGACAATAAAATAACCACTGATTATTTTTTCAGCGGCTTCATCATTTGCGTTTAAATCAAGACTTCTAAAGTTTCTAACTTGGTAATTTTTTCTTTTTTCCATTTTTCACCTCCTTTCTAAGTTTCATCTTGAATGAGTTTTTTCTGGTTCACTAAATCCTTCTGCTGTAAATAATTTTCCAAAACGAGTAAATCATCCATTTCAGCATCAGGAGGCATTCCCACCCAATTTCTAAATTCATTCCTTCTTAGTGCATTAAGTTGTGTCATCTGCGCACCAGCACTTACCATTTCTGTCAGTGAGTAATTATAAAGGCTTCGTGGATTGAGTGAGAAATACATATCTTCTTCAACAATTAACTTATTATAAGTTTGTTGGATAACTTGAGCGATTGACATAATTTTTGTATTTATGAAATTATTGAACTCATCTTTGTTATAAGTTCCAACTCCCAATAAGAAAGCAGGTACTCCGAAAATACCTGCCACCGTCTTTTTATCTAAAGTTACCGCATCATTAATCGCTAAATCATTCAAAGTCAATGGCTTAATTTGTTGAACATTAACCATACCTTCTGGAATAATCCACGGTTTACCAGCTTCTTTACGTTTAAGGTACATTTCTTCAAAGTTCTCACGTCCTTCTTCATCAGATAGTTCATCAGAATCTGAATCGACCGAAACAATAAGATTTGGCATATATTCACTTGCCATGAACCCTTTTTTTGTGACGCTTGCTTGTTTCAAGTTACCAACGATATCTTTTAAAGCCACTTTATATCCCGTTCCAATAAACGGACGTTCAATTGATGGATTTAAAACAAAATGAAGCAAGGTACTGGGGTCATATTCTTTATTGTCAAACGTTATTGAATAATCTAAATCATCATCACTTACATTAAATGTCACTTTATAAGGAGAAATAGGAGTTAATCCAATAATTTTATCGCTGCTTACTTGTGGTTTTACTACTGCATTTCCATTTCCTTCTAAAAGCATAGAACGTACTAACCATTGAATGAACGTTTTTCTCGATAAATATTTATTTGGCTCAATATCTACCACTCGTGACAAGTCATTTTTTATCCGCTTGTCTCCTGTTTCGCCATTCTGCATGAGTTGAATTGTCATATTTGAAACTAAATCAGCGATACAATCTACAGCCATTCTAACTTCTGGGCTGTCAGATAATTTTGTGTAACCGTCCGAAATTAATTCTTTAAAAAAATTGGGCAAAGTCATTACAACTTGTGGCGCTTTGGGTATTTCATCTTTTACTTCTGGAATCACCTCTTCGGGCTCAGTTGCTTTTGATTCTTCTGTTGGACTTCTTTTATTATTAAAAAACTTCAAATTTTTATCCTTCCTAATTTCCGATACTCCAGGCTTCTTTTTTACTCTTTTGTTCTTTTTCTTCAAGCATTCCACGACTTGCAAATACTGAAGCATCAAATAAGTCAATCCTTTGGTTAGGCATTACTTTTTCAAATTGAATCGCATCATCTGTTTTTTCAATTGCTTTAACATTGGCAACACAATACTCATAGGCCATATTATTCACATAGTATAGTTCTTTATTTTTAGCCTTAAATTCAATTCGTCTAAATCCTTCTGACTTCTTCCAGAATTGTTGAGGTGCATCAACCATTTTGAATTTTTGTTTTTTCATCATCATAAAAAATTCACGACCAAACTTTTTATCAAAATGGACTGATTTTATCTTAAATCCCTTATCTCGCATTTCCATGAACCATTTTACAATGTCATCATAAAGAACGGTTTCCGTATTAGATAGTGTCGCCCAACCTTCTTCTTGCCATTCAAATAAAGGAATGTCATCTTCTTGTGCTTTTTCAATTGCTCTAGATTTTGGAAAGAATGCATGAGTAATAACAATATCAATTGATTTACCTTTATACTCATAATTTCCATATAGTGCTGAAGCGGTCAAGTCGTGCATTTTAGAAAGGTCAGCTCCACCATACCAAGTGATGGGTAGTTTTGATAATTCCTCCATTGTCCAAGAATGTTGCTTATTAGAAAATCTAAACTCGTCAATATCAAAGTAAGCATCCATTGAATTAGTAAAAATATTAAGTGACTTATTTAGGAACTCAGCTTTAAGTTGAGGTTCAAGTAATGCTTGTCTTGCTTCAGTAATCAAATCATCTAAAGTCACTGTGACATCAAGTGATGGGGTAACAGAAGCTAAAACCTCTGGATCATCAATTGTGGTAATTTCTCTTGTAACTGGATTAATGATATTCCCTTTTTCATCCTGTTCAGCAGTACATAAAAAAATAAAGTATGAATCATAAGCTTTATCTTTAATCGTGCCGGATAAAACTTTTTTTAAAGTGGTTACCCTCTGAGCAAGAAATCCATTAGCAATATCCCCAGCGGTTGAAATCCCCATAAGCAACTTATTTCGGTAAGCTTTCTGAGAGTTTTTCATCAAGATGTATTTTTTTGCGCCAGCCTTTTTCCATGAGTGAATTTCATCAAGGATTAATGCATTACCGTTCAAAGAGTCTAGTTTGTCATCTTGATTGGCGATAGCAAAAATATCGCAGTAGCCATCTCCAAAGTCCACATGAACAGAATGTTCTTGGTTATTATCACGAATGCGCATTTTTTTAACATCGTTACGTATTTTCTCAACATTATAGGTAAGAAATCCAAAACTTTCTTGTGTTTGCTTTAAAGAATTGGCAACAATATAAGTCTTACTTCCACTTGCTCGGTCAACAATATTTTTTGCCCAAGTTAATGAAGCAGCAAATGCAGTTTTTCCTTGCTTACGAGGTAAAAAAATAAGCGCCTCGTTGAAACGCCTAATATTTGTACCCTTTTCAAAAAAACCAAATAAGTTTACGCAGACAAATTTTTGCCAAGGTTGCAAATACATCGGGGTATCTTTAAATGATTTCCCTTCCTTGTTTTCGCCTTGAACGTGTACGATTGTTCCTTCAATTAATCCAATCACGAAATCAAACTGATGATGTTTAAAATCCCACTTATCAGATTCAAGGTCATCTAAAAATCGTTGAGCCGCTTGTTTCTGTTCAATATTCGCAAGAGTATTGCCTGAAATAACATCCTTTGACCATTGAACGGCAGTTTCAAAATTATCCACTTCCACCACCGCCACTCTGACTCATAAATAGAGCAAATGGTGAAGTTTTTTCTTCTGGTTTAGTTTCAGAATCTCTTTGGCTTTTCGGGTTCAGCATGAGTTGATTTGAATAAGATAAGATATCTTTTCTTAATTTTTCGATTTGATCTAAAGCAGGATGTTTTTTAGTTGAGTTCGACGCACTTAGCGTTGAAATTGGAGAACCTTCTTCTTCCCAAACTTTCAGAGCTTCATAATATTGTCGGACCATTCCTGCATAAATTCGTACTAGCCGATTAAAGGCATAGTTATAGGTTTTTAACTGTTTCATTTGTGCAATCGTATCTTTATAAATTGTTTCTTCTGTTGGGATTTTTTTCAACTAAAAATATCACTCCTTTCTATCAAAAATTGTAAAAAAATATTTTCAAATTTCCTCACACTTGGAAAAAGCTAAACTCACTCGGTTCTTTTTAAAAATATTTTTTTGTAGCAGAGGTGGGGGGGTTGATTTTGTCTTGCCAGTATTCTCCAAGCTCAGTAGGAATATCACTATCTCTGTTATGCATTTTATTATGACACTTCTCACATAAACTAATTAAGTTCCACAAACATAACCACCACTTAGGATAATCTCTCAAGAACCAAACGTGATGGACGACCGTGGCAGTCGTTGTGATGCCGAACCTTTTACAATTTCGACACTCATATTTATCACGTCTTAAAGCAGTATCTCTTTTACTCCTCCACCGCTTATCTTTATATGGACTCATATAATTCCTCCAACAATAAAAGGCTGCCCAATTGACAACCTGTAATAAAATATAATAGCAAGTCAGGGATTCGAACCCTGCGCACTCTCCAGTTGTGCTTTCCTTGCTACGCTGGTTTTATCGTCCAGCAACGTTAGAAGTATATCCAACCGAACGAATTACATTTTGTTTGCTTTCGCTGATAACTTCATGATACAAGTATATCAGTAAAAACAAGGGTTGATGTACCATTTTTAGGCAATTTCATGCCAATTTTTGTCCAAAAATATGCCCTAAAAACAGTGTTGCATTTGTCGGTAGATATCATTTCTAAACTTATAGAATATTGTCTTAGCTTTTTTCAACCCAATATCTTCAATTCCTTCGATATCTAAATATTGCATTACTTGGTACCAGTACAAGCCAGCATATCCACTATATTTTAGCTCAATAACTCTTTTTTCATCAGGAATCAAAGGCTTAAACCAGAAGTCTAATATCTCTAGTTGCTCCTTGAGTTTAAGATATTCTTCGTCACTATCGAGCTTTTCTTGATTTATAACATGGCTCAATTGTTCCGAACCGCCAGAATATGCTGTACGAATGCCTAAGTTATCTACTTTTTGTTTATAAAGATATCTGCTTTCAATTGATTTTATTCTGGCTTCAAGTCTGCCATTAACGTAATCTCCAATAATTCTATCTAACTTATCTGCCATTAATCAAATTCTCCTTTTGTGGTATAATTAAGTTAGAAATTCTTTCAGTGAAGCCCGTTCCCAGCGGGCTTTTTTTGTTTATAGTAAAGCTGAAATTGCCAATACTAATAATCCACAAATCGTAAATACTAACACTCCTAATAGACTCCCCATCGCGGCATCTTCAAAATCTCCACCTTTTATTTTCCCAATAACTGCTCCAATAATAGCAGAAACAAAAAGTAGAATAATCATCCAAGCCATATTCTTTCCATCTGAACTTGATATTTTATCAGTTGAGTCACTTGGTAGAAATATCGGCATTACTGTTGTTGCTAAATAATTAAACATCATCTTTCCCTCCAGTTGAGTTTAGCGAGTTCCTAGCTCAGTATGATATAATTTGTTAGACCATAAAAATTATCCATAAAACTTTGTTCTATTAAGCTCGAATTTGGTCAACTCGGGCATTTTTATTTTGGAATAAATTATTGGTCTGTGTGCTATAATGTTGATGACCAAAAATAAAAATCGCAGTGTTCTTCAGTATTTCGCTCAAGCTTGGTCAGCTTGGGCTTTTTTTGCGTTCAATTATCCTTCCATAAATAGAGAATCATAATTAAGATATAAAGAAATTGTCTTGTTTCAGCCAATCCCCAATTTCTAGAAATATGTTCAAATATGAGGTAAAAGACTGATAAACAAGTTCCTCTTATTAGTCCTTTAATAATCTTATCTTTCATCTCCACCTCAATCCATATGTTTATCAAGCCATTTATCAGCTTCTGTCATTTTTTTGTTATCCTTTAAATTCGCTACCCAGTCACACACTTTGATGACCAGCGATATCAGTTTGTCGGTCATTCAAGCCTCGTCAAATAAACTAATTTGACTTTTTCTTTATTCTATGAGTGGAATCCAGTCAGGAAATTTACTTTCAATATGTTCAATTGCCTGTTCCGTCCATTCATGAATCCCTAAAAATTCCATTGCATCTTTGCTGTGAGGGATAACATTTATCTCTGAGAAACCAATCGGATTATTAGCACTGTTTTGAATGAAATAAACTTGTTTCACGGCCATTTCCAATGCATCACCATGAATGATTACACCATTCATTCCTCGAATTGCAAAGGCATGAATCAAGAATGAAATAGCTTCATCTGATAATTCTAATGCCTGATACCAATAGTTGCTCGGCAAATAGTTAAAAAAGTCTGCATTCATTCGGTCATCTTGCCATTTTTGAATGATTAGAGTTCCTGTTCCTGCTCCAGTTAAATCAGCACCTCCAGAACCACCTACAAGCAACGCTGTGAGCTTACCAAGTTCATCTGGTGTATAATGCTGACCTTTTGCTGAAACAGCTGAATGAGCCATAAAATAATCTCTAAAGAAATCAATGCCCATGTCATGGTGGATATTTAAGATTTTAGAGTAAAATTCTTCACGTCCTTTTTTATCAAAAACAAGCTCTTGAATTCGATTTGTGAAATTCATATGTTCATCAACATTGAGCATGTCATAGAATTGTTGCTCAGTAATTGTCATTCTCCGTCCTCCACAGGCACAAGCTCAATGAGTGGGTTAATCCATTCAGGAAAGCCCATTTGTTCTGTTTGAGCATCATAAACATCTGTGATTTCTTTTTTATAAATCGCACCGCCCATGATTTCAGCAAGTTCTGATTTTGTGAATTTAGAGTATTTATTCTCATATCTACCGTTTTTATTTTTGGTATTACATTTAGCAAAACCAAATAATTCTGCCATAAATCCAAAACTTACTAGTTGAAAAAATGGCTTGTTCCCATTATTTAACGGACTAAGAAACACATAATATTTTTTCTCGCTCATTCTTGCACCTCCACAGGCACAGCAAATTGCCAGTAACGCTCATCAATTGACTTGATTTCTTGCTCAGTGAAATGCTGTTGCCAATACCCTTCGTTGTTTTCTTCCTGTTCTATAAAACATTCATGATAATTGGCTACTCCTCCAAAAAGTAAAAATCTGCCATCATCATTATTTAAAAATTCAACTTCATATTTTTGTTCGCTCATTCCGTCACCTCAATTTTTTCATAGCTCCCAGTTTGCATGCTGTCGATTTCTTCTTGGGTGAATTTTTTTGCACGATTTATATTGCTTGTTAAATATCCATCATTTGTTAAAAACAAATTTAAATATCCAATTAAATCGCTGCCTACATCTTCAAGTTCTATCTTATTCTTCAAATAGAACAGCTGCGGTTTTTCGACTGTGTATTTGCGAGTGATGAATGCTAGTGAGAAAGTATCTGGATGTTTATCTCGCCACATAAGAGCTTTAATCATTTTATTTGACTTAATATCATCAATACCAAATTCAAAAAGTCTTTGAATATTTTCTAAACGATATTCATTAAATAATTCCCCTACACACTCAGGCACGACTGGCAGGGTTTGCTGTGGTTGCCAATCTTTGAATACCGTTAGTAGTTGAGCTTTATTCCAGTACTCTGTATAATTTGTACTTTTCGATACTGGTAGAACGCTTAATTCTTCTTCAAACTTAGTCATTTTTCGCTCCATCTAGGTTTTGACCGATATACTCAGCTTTCAAAAACCAATCTAGTTTGTTGAAATTGCTATCATTAAGCATGTTCCAACCTGTTGCACTATACTTCTTACCTAATCTCCCTTTCGCGACTTGAGGAGGAGTGGTAACCGACATCATGCCCATAGAATCAAAACCAATAAGATATTGAATTCTTCCACTTTTTTTATAAAAACCACGCTTCATGCCTTTTTCTTTAACAAAGGATATTAATTCTTCTGCAGTCTCAAACTTAGTCATTTTTCGTGTCCTCCTCTATTTCACAACTCTTAAAATAATGCTATTGGCTTTTTTCTCAGAATATGGTCCGACATATTCTTTCAAAGCATCTCTAACACATTCTTTTGCGTACTCTTGAGCAACTTTCTTTGTGTATAATAAATCTCCGTCTTTTAAGTCACAAAACTGGTTGAGGTTTGCCTGTACTGTGCTCCAAGCTGGCTCTTTAACCAAAACAACTTCTCCGACTGATTCAAATTCGCTTAGTTTCATCTAGCTGCTCCTTTTCAACTACAAATGGCATAAACCACTCGCCTCTGTTTAGTTGTATCTGTGCTACATCTTCTTTTTTACATTGGTTCAAAGCTCTTCGTAATGCTAGGTTCTCATCTTTAGATAGCTCTATTACGATATCTTCGCCAATATAACTTCCTTTAGTGAATTTCATTTTGAATCCTCCAAGATAGCAGTAAAGCTATTTCCATGGGGTTCTAAAACAAGTATTTTTCGATTTAAATATTCAAATGAAACTGCGTTAAGATCATTACCTTGACTAAATCGGAGTAATTCTTTTTCAGACTTATCTTTCAGAATTACATCTGTTCCTTTTTGCATTACTTTTAGTAAACTTTCAACTGTCATTTCTTATCTCCTTCCAATAATTCAGGGTTCTCATAGATATTTCCGATGACTTCATAATTCAATTTATTTGTACTCGCCCAGTATTCTTGCCGATATAACCGATTTCCTTCAAAAATAATTGAATATCCATATTTTGGAGAATATTCAAGATAACCGATTTTGTCATCAGGAGCTAAGAATATAGCATGCAGTTTTAAAATGTCACCTTCATAAATTTCAACGCCATTTTTATCTTTTATTCCTGTTGACTGCATAAATTCAACGTCTTCATCAGCGCCAGTACAGAAATGGTCAAAACGATAATTAATGCTATCGTCGAAATATTCAACCTCTCCATAACTCATACGCTCATCTTGTTTATCCCAAGCTCTTAATTTTGGTATCATCTAGCTGCTCCTATCATTTAAAAATCGTCACTGTAATCATCTTCAAAATCATCCCAATCAATTTCAGACATTTTTTTATAAAAATTAAGTTTTTTTTGATATTCTTCGTCCGTTAATTCTTCGTTTGGATCGCAATGAAAATTTGCAGTTGTTCTTATTCCGTATTTTTCGTCAGCTTCCTTGAATAACTCAGCTCTTGTTTTCATCTAGCTGCTCCTATAATCCTAATTCGTCTTTTCTTGAGTTTTCGATTGCCATTTGTGCTCTGATATTTCTTCGCAATCTACGTTCTTCTTTTGTTTCGTGCTTTCTTCGGTCTTTTTCTTTTGTTTCAATAAGTTCTTCTTCTGATGAGACTGAAAGCAATGGAAATCTTTTTCTAGTTTCTGCTTCGTTTAAAATCGCATGTTTTCTTGTTTTTCTGTAATCAAAAGCGTGCTTACCAACTTGGATATATGAATATACGTTATGTTTGCCAATCTTTAAAAATTGAGAAATTTCTCGAGCAGTTCCTGTCATTATGAATTCCCCTTTGTCATAATAATCATAAACAGAAGCGGGAAGTTTGCGCTCTTCTTTTTTCTTTTGTTCCATAAGCTCTTTAGTTTTTTCTTTATTTAAAATAGCGTGCTTATATTTAGGGTTAGCTTTTTTAGGGTCTTTCCCATTCTTTATCCATAATGAGATAGAGTTGCGGGAAACATGAAAGTAATCGGCTATCTCGTCAATTGTTCCGGTTGCTTTTTTTTCGCCTTCAATATAAGCATCAAAGACTTTAACTACCATTTTTTTCTCCTGCCTCTTTCAATCCACTTAGTTTATTTTTCCATTGCTCATGAAACCATTCGTCGTCTTTGTCAGCGACTTTATGATTCTTCAAGATATCCTTATCTTTAAAATCTAGGACATTTTTTTCTTTTTGCGTTGTCATACTAACACCTCATATTTTAGCTTCTAAGCGCTTTTATGTTGTTCGTGATAAATTATCCATGAAACAGCTTAAGCGCTCAATGTAACCGTAATTTTCATGAATTAGAGCTATTCAAACACAACTAATGATTCTGTCAATTGCTTATCCATAAAATTAAACAGTTGATTCCAAGTCATATCTTTTCCGTTGTTGAAAACAGATTTAATATCTCGATAAATTTCAACCAGCTCATGACTTCCTTTAGTTCTAACTGTGATATAAACCGAATTACTTCCATAACCGTCATATCTTGCTTTCTTAGCTAAGTTAAACAATTTAACAGTTGGTATGATTCTGAATGCTGTCATTCAAACCTCCTCGATATCAACTTCAAGACGATAAGCTTTCGTTCCAGAAAGCCCGCCATACTGATACTTTGTAAATTTAACTACTTCATGATTATCATCTGACCAAAGACCTGCTTCTGTAAAACCGTCCATAATCGCTTTTAAGGTCGGTTGTAAGTTGTCTGGGTCACTTCTTCGTTTGGTTGGTGTAAAGACTGTCAGTGTAACGCTACAAGTCCGTGTGCTATCAAATAACGGCAACTTCTCTAAGCTGTTTAATGGATTTCGTACTTGATTAAAAGTAATTCTCTTTAATTCTTGAATTATTTTCGCTTTTTGGTGGAAATGCATCCTGTCATTAGAATTCAAAATCAATTTTTTACTTTTTGGAACATCTTTTGATTTACTGATAGCCCGATATAATTCAAATTCAAACTTCACTCGCTTCTCCAAATCTAACAATTGCAGGCATCTGAGCCATGCGATTAAGAATAAAAATAATCTCATGCTCAGATTTCTCTGCCAGCTTCTGCTTTTTAATTCTTCCGAGTGGGTAATGTTCGTTTTCCCACTGCTCAATGATTATTGTTTTCATTGCTTCTCCTAGAATGGCAACTGACTAACACGCTTATCTTTAATATTTTCAAAATTGAATGCTTTTTTTCCAATACCTCTGAACAAACGGCTATATGTCCTGTTATGATATTTTTTTCTTATTTCATCACTTTTTAGATTAGTGGTAATAATAGTCTTAGTCCTTGCAGCCAAAACTTCTGTCAGTAAAGACATCGACCATTCTGTTATTTTCTCGCTTCCAATATCATCAATAACTAATAAGTCAGTATTTCTAAAAACTTCCATGAAGTATTCAGTTGAATAAAAGCTGTCTTTATTATCAAAACTATCTTTGATTAAGTGAAGAACCTCTGACCAACTTGCAAAAATAACGGTTAAATCAGTATGCTGCAAACAATCTTTTAAGATGCTCATGGCTAGGTGACTTTTCCCTGTTCCTGCTGGCCCGCTTACTACAGTATTTCCCTCACCGCCAGTATAATAATATTCAGATACTTCTTTTGCGAACGCCAAAGCTCTCTTTTCTTCGTCAGTTACTGCATTAAAATTTTCAAAACTTGCTTTTTTTATTGTCATATCTCTCACAATGCTATTGCGATTAAGCCTTTTGACAAACTCAGCTTTTTTCCTACGTTTAATCACTTCTTCAGTCTCACGATAGACAACATCGGCATAACCACAGTTCATAATCAAAAAAGGTTCATGTCCACTCAATGCTGTTTTTTCGTTATTATCAAATTTATTTTTCTCTTTAAGATATTCGTAGAATTTAGAATAACTTTTTGAAACTTCATCGCTAGTCATCTTATTATCCGAAATGAATTTTTCTATTTCTGGACGAGTGATAACTTTATCAGTCATTGCATTAAATTTATTCATATCAACAAATTTTCCAATAACATCTCCGATACTTTCCATTTCTTCCTCCTAAAATGGCAATCCAAGATCATCATAAGGCTGTGCTTGTTCTTGGCGCATTGGTGTCTGGTTAAGGTAATTATCAAACTTCGTTCCGAATAAAGTTGACGGTTGTAAATATTTTTCTGCTGGTTGACCGTTTATTGTTTTACCTGTCCAGTCAGCAACTTTATTATCAACGACCCTCTTAAAGTCATCTAGTTTATAATCCTCATTCCACCTCGCTTTGATAAAACGTTTGTGAGCTTCAGTAGTTCTAAAACTTCGCCCTGTTTTTTCATTCAAGTAAGAAATGATTTCAGAATATGGAATAACATCGTCAGATTTATCTGACATATTATTATTACTCTTTTTCTTATTCTTACTCTTATTCTTATCTTCTTCTGTTGCGTGACTGTCACGTGACGTCACGTGACCACTTAACAAAGCTTGCCTTTCGCGCTGTGCCTGCTTTCTTATCCTATTCTGCTCTCGAATTTTATCCATTCCATCAATATTTTGATGCTTTTCCCAGTTACTTATACTAATGAGATTATCATTGTAAATTTCGATTAAACCAAAGTCTCTGAATGTTTTAAGAGCCAATCTTACAGTAGAAACAGGCCTATTACACAAAGCAGAAATCATTTCATCAGTATATGGAATATGATTACTTAAATAGACAAGTCCAGAATCATTTGTTTTTCCCGCCAAACTAAGCAAGTAAACCCATATTCTAAAAATCGCATCATTTTCTGGCATTTCATCAATCAATTTCATTTTTTCATCATCAAAAATATTAACGCTCAATTTAATCCAACTAATTTCAACCATTCGATATCCTTTCTTCTATATTTATTTCAAGTTTTATTTTTCAAATTAAAGGCTGGGGGATGTTGCGCATTGCCTATCCCCTCGAATTTAAGCATTTGTTACGCACGCTGCACCTGGTTGTTAATTAAAATGGTAGGTCATCATCTGAAATTTCCATTGGATCACTTCCAAAAGAATCATTATTTTGTGGTTTTGAAGCTGGATTACCAACTCGTTCATTATTTGCTTGGTTACTTTTTTCTAGTACTTGGAAATTGTTTGCAATGACTTCTGTTACATAAACTCGTTGACCTTGTTGGTTCTCGTAGTTTCGAGTTTGAATACTACCAGTAACTCCGATTAATTGACCTTTATGAGTCCAATTGGCCAAGTTTTCGGCTGATTTACCCCAGATAACACAATTGATAAAGTCAGCTTCTCTTTCTCCATTAGCGTTTTTAAATGCTCGATTAACTGCAAGAGTAAAAGCGGCAACTGCTTTATTTTGTGGTGTATATCTAAGTTCAGGTTCTTTAGTGATTCGCCCTACTAGAGTGACATTGTTAATCATTTTGTTCTTCCTTTTTTATATCTACGAATTTTTCGATATCATTGTATGCTTCATCAAGTGGCATTTTTAGCCAATCATTTTGTTCATCAATACTTGCCCCATAGTCTTTTCCGGCAATAATAGCCATTTTGTTAACTACAGCTTGAAGCTTTTTCTCATCAAATTCTTTTTTATCTTTACCAACAACATATAATTTAGGTGGAGTTGGTACCTCTTCTTCAGTAAAGTCAGCTTTTGTATTTTGAACCTTTGGATTATGAGGTAAAGCCCAACTTGGAAGCTGTGGATTATTCCACCAAAAGTTCTTTCCTGCTTTTTTATCAAAAACTTTGTTCCAACCATCAGTCTTTTCAAGTGATGTTTGAGCAAAACTGGTAGGTAAGTCATATAAATATCTACCTACTCCCCATTGGACAGCTGCTCTCTTCATTGATCCAGATAATCCACCTTTGACTGCTTCAACCTGAGTATTTTCTGCGCCGTCCCATTTGGTGACCCATTCGTCTCCAAACTTAACGGATATACCACATAATGTTCCACCATCTGGAGCTGTTTTGAATTCGTTCTTCCATCCGGAAATTCCAAAAACTTCATCAAAACGTTCTTGGACTGCCCGATTATCCATATAAGCAAGAACCATAGCCCAAGGTTTACCTTGTTTAGAAAATCCTGATTGTTGAACTCTCCAAACTACTCGGTCTGGTTGCAAAGGTTTTTGTAAGGCAAGCATTTGTTCTTCATAATCTGCCATAATTTACCTCACGCATCCCATTTAAGAGGTGCTTTATTTTCAGTAATTACTACTGGTAATTCGTTTTCTATGTCTTTTCCAAACTTTTCTATTAGTTTGCCTAATGGAATAGGTTCTACACAATCCCAACCGCGAGAAATTACTAAATCACGCTTCTGTTTATTATTCATTTTTAACACTCTTCGCTTGGCTGGTTCGCCATAACTCAAACGATTGAATTGTTGACCTTCATCAAGACGTTTTTTAACCTCAGTTTCGCCCTTTTTATAAAGGTCAGCTATAATCTTTGCCTGAGCTAAGAATTCTGTAAGTGTGATATTATCCATATCTTTTATAGCTGATGGATTCAAGTCAACCCTTTGTCCATCGCCATCTACTGGTATAAGTTGTAATTCCATAATGTTCTCCGTTTCTTATTTTTGTTGAAACGTGATATAATCTAGATATAAAAATATATAAAGATGTATCACGTCTTAGTCCGCATGCCCGTGCGGGCTTTTTTAGTTCCAAACTTTTTTCCAGTCTGAAATACATTCGTTAAGCATTGCAGCTTTATCAGCAGCAAGCTCTTGTTTATTCTTTTTGCGTGAAGTCATATAAAGACTTCCGTCTGGACGTTGCCAAGTTTCAAAGACTACTACTCCACGATTTTCTCGTTTGATTAAATCATGATAGATTTGTCCAACATTGGTTGGCAACACTCGGACTTTGCGCCCGTTTATGATTGTTGTTTCCATTAGTTTCCTTTCTATGTATGCGTTTTAATCCTCCTAGTGCTATAATTACTGTGAGCAGATATTTGCGGTATTTGCTTAGTTTTATAGAAAGGAGGAATAAGTTATGGATGATGATAAGTATTTTAATGGTGAGTTTATAATTTTTGAATCTGAATTATTTAGTAAAACTAAAGTTCTTGTTTATGAGTTAACCGAACAAAAGATTTCGGAAATTCCAATGATTGATTTCCGTTGTGCTGAAATCTTTACTTTGAAACGTAATCTTGAATTATTCATCTCGATTCGTTATGAATTCACACATTATGAAGTTACATCTTTAAACACTTACTGGGATTCTTTGTTTCAAAAAATTATAAACATTGTTAAAACTGATGATAGTGATACAAGTAGTATGTCTAATTGTTTTGAAAATTATCAAGCCCAACATGAAATTGTTGATGAAATGTTCAGAAACCGATTTCTTTAGAATCTTGGCTCACTAATTTTTAGTGGGCTTTTTTAATGCAATTTTTTCAATTTTATTGATTGATTCACTAATTATTAATTCACCAACACTTCCCCATAAAATGAATTTACTTTTTCGGATTGCTTCAACCGCTTCATCGTAAGTTGAGAAGGATTCTAACGCTTCTTCCACGAGGTCACCAATTAAGCGATTAATATCGAACCGAGTTCTCTCCAATTTTTCTAAAAATTTTTTATCGTTCATAGATTTCTCTTTTCTAGCGGAGTACCGCATTTAATGAATTAATTTTGTATGTGGAGATAGTCGTTTTCTCCTTAATCATGTCTTGCCCGACATTTTAGTAATAAAAATCATGTAAATCTTCCAAGAGATAGAAGACTGAACCACCTCGATTTATCGAAGGTAATCCGTTTTCTCTCCACTTTTTCAGCGTATCTGATGACATATGGAATTCTTTTAACAAATCAACCTGCCTAATTTCTCCGGTCTTACTTTCATATTTGAAAAGCTCCTTTTGGAATTTCAGCCATTCATTCGTCATCTTACGAAACTCTTCCAGGACGCCATTGGCTAGATACGCAGCCATTGGATCATATCGTTCTCCCATATATTTTCCTTTCTAACTAGCTAAATCTTGTAAAAATTTGTTTACAAAATAGATTTGACCTTTGCCTGTTACTTTGGGCGTTTTGGTTACGGTGATCTTCCCACTATTATGAACGTGAGTGTTTTCGGTAAACTCTAAAATACCTAAGTTCATCGAACGTTGAGTTGGTGAGTTATAATCGCTACCAATTTTTTTAACGAGGTATCCGTTATCTCTAAGCCAAGTAAATAATCGTTTCTCTCCGATATCAATTCCATTTTGTTTCAGGATTTTTGCTAAATCTCGAATGAGAATCGTGTTTTCGGAAGCTGAAACACTATCAGCGAATAACGCTTTTGGTTTCATTTGGCTTTTTTCTAGTTCAAGTTGCTTAATCTGATTACCTGCTTGAAGTAGCAAATCAGCCAAACCATTACCAGAGATAACATCTTGAGCTTTTGCATCCGTCATATACGCTCCATGCTTGCGGATTATTTTCAAAATTTCTTTTACTTTTTTCTTGAAAATTTTTGCTTGTGGCTTTTTAGATGACATAAGAACTTCGTAAAGTCCATCTTCGGTTAAAAACCACATATTACGATTTTGACCTGATGCAAGGATTGGTTGCATTAGCTTTTCATCATCATCAACTGTTTTTAGCATTTCGGACGCTCTTGAGTGTTCGATGAGTTCTGCAATATCTTTTGCGAGAAATAAGGGATTTTCTGCTGTTCCGTAGATTTTGGCATTAAATCCATCAATATTTTGTAATTCGTTCATGTTCCACCTCTTTAGCTAGCTTTTTCTTTTATACTGTTTAAACCGTATGTTTTTCCTAAAAAAATAAAATCCATAGGATAATGATATATTTCAGACAACTCAATTAGCAATCCTGTTGGAATGTTTTCACTATCCTTTTCATAGCTTAGAATAGTTTGGTAGTGCTTTTTGACAATTTCTCCAACTTCTTTAGCTGTTAATCCGGCGTTGACTCGTGCTGCTTTTAATGTAATTTTTGGTGGTGTTTTCTCTGCCATACTGGCTCCTTTCTGTGTTTTAAATTTCTGCTTTCGCAGTAAGGGAAGTTCAGGAATCGAACCTGTTCGCCAGTCTTCCCTGCTCATTGTGAGCGATATCATAACTCCGTGATATAATATTTATGGATAATTGTTTACCGACCTTTATTCAAATATTATAGAAAGGATATTACGAATGGCTGAAAAAACAATACCTCAACCAAATAATGGCTCTTCTGAGTTACGTCATAACGGTGGAATGTCTACAGTCCCCCGCCCTGCTCGTTCATCTGCTCCGCCTCAACCAAAAGCGGAAAAGAAATAATTTTTATCTTTTTATCGAAGTTGACATATATATCAGCTTCGATATTTTTATTTTCTATATAATCCAGTAAATCTTTTTCATTTTTTATCCTGCAGAATCCTTCATTACCATAAAAGTTATAATTGATAATTGAAAAATCTTCGTTCATTCCGTTTTTAGAGCCTCTGTAACCGCATGTTATTAATGTATTATCTGGTATAGAAAAGATAAACATTGGAAAGCTCTCTCTCTTCTCAAAAAACTTATCCTGTACTTTAGTATTACTTATATCAGGCACGCCATAAATACTTCTAATCCAATTTGTAAGAATAAATAATTTTCGGGAGATAAACGGAAAAAATAAAGTTAAGATTATTGAAAGAGATATTGCAATTAAAATTGATGGTACAAGTTTAAAATACAATGATAACAATAAATAAATTCCATAATTCATTGATGAATATAATAAAATCATCAACTTTTTATCCGATTCTGAACCGAAATCAGGATTATCTATTCTTGAGTATATAAGAAAATTTAAATATCCTAATCCTCCAAGTGCCAGTACGGGCTGTATTAATTCGTTCATATCTTCCTCCAATTGTTAAGATACTTCTATTATAACTTATCCGCCCCTCTGGGGCTTTTTATTTGCCAAACTTGCTACTTACGTCGCGGTGGATACGTCGTGTACCGTCATTTGAGCCTGTTCCGTCTGCCGTACTGAATGCTCCATGATTGTTCGCTTGTTTGACTTTATGAGTTAATTATACTACTGTTTAAACAGTATGTCAAGACGAAAATATAAATAAATACGAAAAAAACCGTATTTTTCACAAAAAACTATTGCTTTATACTGTTTAATTCGTTATAATAACGATATAATAAAATTCAAGAAAGAGATTCATACTATGGGCAGAGGAACTTTAACACCTCAAGAAGAGGAATTAAAAAAGGTTATATCTAATAATATTAGAACAAAAATAAAAGAAGAAGGCATCTCTCAAGCTGAATTTGCTAGAAGAGCTGGAATACCTCCAACAACTTTGTCTGGATATATAAAAGGTATAACTAGACCTAATGCTGGTAACCTTCAAAAAATTTCGGACACACTTGGCCTCCTAAAGTCTGATATTGACCCTTCATATAAACAAGGTTACTCATTGGAAGATTGGAACAATAATAAAAAACAATCTCATTTGGTGAAAAAAATCACTGAAATCAGTTCTCAACTTGAAGAACCAAGACAAAAAATAGTACTTGATACAGCTTCTTCTCAATTGGAAGAGCAAGAAAAGGCTAAAAGAGCTGTTAAACCAAAACCAAAAGTTACTCCTCTTTTTGATATAAATTCTACGCTTACTGACGAAGAGCTTCAAGAGGCTGTTGACGAAGCTGTAGCTTTTGATGGTGTGCCTCTGACAGATAGAGAAAAAGAACTTTATAAACATTTGCTCCGTGAAACATGGGAAGAAGACCATGGCAGGGGGTAAAATAAATGTCAGTTATAAAGGAGTTGCTTTCAGAACTCGCACTAAAAATAAAATACTATAATCCTTCAGATTACCCTCATCTTAAAGATGGAATGAAATTTAATATTAGAGGAACAGCTTATATTTTTATTGATATATTCAATAGTGAAAAGGTAACTCAGAATATATTACTTCACGAAATAGGGCACGTTTCCTTTGGACATAGACATCTTGATTGTCGTTCTTCTGGTTGGGACAGAAGGCAGGAAAGAGAAGCCGACCGCTATATGATTGAACATAGAGCCGATGAATGGCTTGCTCAGTTCGATTGGGAACCGGATGTTATTGATTATGATAAATTTATTGAATATTTTGAGTTAGAAAAACGTCATTATGGATTGGTTGTTGAGGTGTTTGATGAAATAATCGGTCAACCTCAACTACATAGCCACTGTTTATAGTAAGGGGTGAAAAATGGATTACACAGAATTTAGAAAATATGTTGAAGAAAACACTCGTGCCCAAGGTAAGTTTTTGGAAAAAGCTACAATATATTTATTAGACAAAAACGTCAGCAGACAATCATCTGCAAAATGGCCTGATTCTCGCATTGAAAAAGAAGCTAATAAGATGTGGGATATGAATATAAGCGGTGCTTTTATCAGCGTATCCGAAGGAATTAAAAATGCAGAAAACAAGCCTCGCTTTCATAATCATGAAGAGCAAGTGTCTTACTGGATAAACTTCATGAACGAGTACGAGTTTTTAGAAAATTTCACTGATGGTATTGATGATATGGAATTTGAATAAATAAAACTTTGATACTATTGCTTTCTCCTTAATCATGTCTTGCCCGACAATAGAACAGGAGAAAAAAATGAATATTAAAGAAGTCAAAAAAAAAGACGGTACAACCGTCTATAAAGTAAATGTCTATCTTGGTGTAGATAGCCTAACAGGTAAGCAAGTACGCACCACGGTTACAGCCAAGAACCGTAAAACGTGCGAGAATAAAGCTCACCAAGCTATGAATAAGTTTATCAAAAATGGCTCTACTGTTGCAAGAGAAAAAGTTTCATTTGATAATTTTAATGCCTTAGCCACTAGTTGGTTTGATTCTTATAAATTGACAGTAAAAGCAAACACTATCAGAATCAATAGTAATTTTTTAAAAAATTATATTTTGCCAGCACTCGGAAACTATAAAGTTGAGAAAATTACAACTGTACTATTGCAAAATATTGTTAATGACTGGGCTAGAAATGCCAATACTGCTGAAATAGTTAACGGTAATCGTGAAAAGGGAAAAAGTAAAGATTATAAATTGTTACTCAATATCATCAAACGCATTCTTGATTATGGTATGCAATTAGGTGTCATCTCAGACAATCCAGCTATAAAAGTATTTTCTCCAAAACTCAAGACAAGAACAGTCAAAAAAATAAAGTATTTTAACAATGATGAACTCAAACGCTTCTTGGATTACCTTGACTCGTTACAATCAACCACAGCAAATATAAAAAGCACTACTCTATACAAGCTTTTACTTGCTACTGGTTTGCGTATCTGTGAGGCTTTAGCCTTATCATGGTCTGATATTGATTTTGTCAATAATACCGTTAGTGTATCTAAGACACTCATACAATATAGCAATGAGATACAAGACAGTGCAAAAACAAAAGAAAGCAATCGTTTAGTTTCTGTAGATAGCGAGACAATTTCAATGTTGAAAGAGTGGAGAAAACACCAAAATTACGGTGCTATATCTTTGCATGATTCTCTAGTTTTCTCATATCATCAAAAAATGAGAACTTACGAACTCGAAAGACAGCACTTAGTTCGACACTTTAAAAAAGCAAAAGTTCCTAACATAGGTTTTCATGGTTTCCGTCACACTCACGCAAGCCTACTAATGAACAATGATGTAAATCCTAAAGAAATTCAAATGAGATTAGGACATGCAGACTATTCGATCACAATGAATTTGTACAGTCATCTTGCTAAAGAGAAAAAGAAAGAAACTGCTGAAAAGTTCGCTAATATACTTAAAGCACTATGA